ATTTGTTCTAAGCTTTTTCCTGCATGGTACATAGGCAAACATTCTAACCATGAAATTCTCTCAGTCTCTCATTCTGATCAGCTTGCTAGTGATTTTGGCCGTTCTGTTCGAGATGTCGTTAACTCTGAAATATTTAAACTAATCTTTCCAGAAGTTACGCTGCGCTCTGATGTACGTGCTGCAGGTAAGTGGCAGACAAATCAGAATGGTGTGTATGTAGCAGCGGGTGTAAGAACACAGATTGCTGGCCGTGGCGCACACGTTGCACTGCTTGATGATGTTATGTCAGAAGAAGATGCGTTCAGTGAGGCAGGTCGTAGGTATATCAAGGAATGGTATCCTGCAGGTCTACGTACTCGTTTGATGCCGAATGGTGCAGTTGTTATCATTAATACTCGTTATCATGAAGATGATATATGTGGCTGGCTTTTGGCTGCAGAAGAAAAAGCGGACAACGATACTAATCTCGATCCGTGGGAAGTTATCAAGATACCAGCGTGGCTGGACGAAACTGCAGCACAGCTTTTAAATCTTCCAGTAGGCTCATCTTACTTTCCAGAGTGGAAGCCTGATAACATATTAAAAGCAGATGAAGTAGAAATAAAAAGACATAATGGTTCTCGTTATTGGGAATCGTTGTACATGCAGAATCCGGTTCCGGCTGAAGGCGGAATCATGAAGCGTGAATGGTTTCGTAGTTGGAACGAAGAGTCACCTCCACCATGTGACTTTATTGTTCAAACTTTTGACACGGCCTTTTCTACAAAGACAACGGCTGACTATTCTGTGATGCAGACATGGGGAATATTTGAAACACTGGAGACAGACAGTCGTGGTGTGGAGATGTGGGTTCCACATATTATTCTTCTTGGTAATGTACGAGATAGATTTGAGTATCCAGAGCTACGTGCTCGTGCTCAAGATGAATATGATAAACATCAACCAGATGTTATCATGATAGAAAAGAAAGCTAGTGGTCAATCTCTGATACAGGATTTACGCAGAGCGGGTCTTCCTGTTTTGGAATATACACCAGATCGTGATAAAGTAAGTAGAGCAAATGCGATAACTCCTTTTCTTGAGGCAGGTCGCGTTTGGCTACCGCTTATGAAAAGCTGGTCTATGACTTTGCTGGAAGAAGCTTCAAGTTTTCCGCATAGCCGCCATGATGATCAGGTTGATGCGATGGTAATGGCTGTGCTATATATGAGGGATAGTTGGAAAGTAGAACATCCAAATGATCCTGACTTCGAAGAAGATGAAGATGTATATCGATCTCCAAGAAAAGGATATTGGAGTTTTGCAAGTTCTAATTAAATAAAGGAAATATATTATGGCTGACATGCGAGAAATGTTTAGCTCCAGTAATGCTATGACTCCTGAAGAAGAGCGTCGGTTTATGGAGCGTCAGGCAAAACAAGGCAACGAAATGCTTCAGCTTGAGCGTAACCTTAAAAAGCTCAAAAAGGGCAAAGGCAAAAAGAAAAAAGAAGACTCCGATGATATTGGCATGGCTTATGGCGGTACTGTCATGAACTATAGAGAAGGTGGCCCCGCATGTGCTCGTCCTACTGGACAAGGTTTCGGAAAAGCCCGTAAAGGATAAAAACTAATGGCTGTAGAACGCAATCCATTTGAAGTTCTTCCCGGTGGTTTAGATGATAGTATTAGCGATGATGGCGCTGATCTTGAGCTATCCATTGAAATAGAAGACGGTGAGCTAGAAGGCATAGAGTTAAGTGAGGACATGGCAGCACTTGCTCTTGTTGAAGAAGATCACTATGCCAACCTTGCAGAATATCTTGATGATGAGGATTTGCAAGAAATTGGTAGTATGGTTTGCGAACAGTTTGAAGCAGATCGTGATTCGCGTGGAGAGTGGGAAAGCACTTTTGAACGTGGATTCGATCTGCTTGGCCTGAAGCTGCAGGAAACTACTGAACCTTTTGAAGGTGCTTGCACTGCAGTTTCTCCGCTGATTATTGAGTCAGCAATCAAGTTTCAAAGTAAAGCATCTATTGAACTGTTTCCTCCGGGTGGGCCAGTACGCACACAAATAGTTGGCTCCGCTGATCCTGAAAAGGAAGCACAGGCAACTCGTGTACAACAGTTCATGAACTATCAGCTTACGGATCAGATCAGCGAGTACTTCGATGAATTTGAACGTATGCTGTTTCACCTACCGCTTGTAGGTTCTGCGTTTAAAAAGATTTACTACGATCCAAGCATAGAACGTCCCTGTTCTGAGTTTGTTCCCGTAGACCAGTTTTACGTGTCTTATCATGCTCCCGATTTGAAAAGGGCAGACCGTTACACACATGTAATTTATAGATCACCCAACGAACTGCGAAAAGAAATTTCGGTGGGCATGTATCGAGACATTGATCTTCCCCAAGCTTCGGCGCCTGACCCGTCCATGCTTGGTCAGAAGATCGACTCACTGATGGGTCTTGCACCTTCTCAAGATTATGATCAGCAATATGTTGTTCTTGAACAGCACTGCTATCTTGATCTTCCAGAACCGTTCAACGATCCTGATGGCGTAGCGTATCCTTACATCGTCACTGTAGAAGAGAGTAGCGGACAAGTTCTAGCTATACGACGTAATTTTAATAAAGATGATGTAAGGCGCGAACGTGAAACTTATTTCGCGCACTACAAGTTTGTTCCGGGTTTTGGATTCTATGGCCTTGGCCTTATTCATCTACTGGGCAATCTTACAATGTCTGCAACGGCTGCGCTTCGTAGTCTTGTAGATGCGGGTCAGTTCTCTAATCTTCCCGGTGGATTCAAGGCTCGTGGCGTTCGTGTTGTGGGTGGCAACGATCCTATCTCTCCCGGTGAGTTTCGTGAAGTCGAAGCCACAGGCATGGACCTTCAAAAGTCTATTGTGCCTTTGCCTTACAAAGAACCGTCACAGGTTCTGTTTCAGATGCTGGGCTTTCTTACGTCTGCAGGTCAAAAGTTTGCAGACACAACTGATCAGATTGTTGCTGATGCCACGAACTACGGTCCAGTAGGAACAACTATGGCTCTGCTAGAAGCAGGTGCCAAGTTCTTTAGTGCTGTACACAAAAGGCTACACCATAGCCAGCGTGAAGAGTTTAATATTCTTTCACGCTTAAACTTTGAGTTTCTGCCTGATGTATACCCATATCAAATTCCTAACATTGACTCCAGTATTTTTAAGTCTGATTTTGATGGCAGGGTTGATGTTATTCCTGTTTCTGATCCTAACATTCCCTCCGCTGCTCATCGTTTGGCTATGGCACAAATGGTGCTACAGTTGGCGAGTCAAGCGCCGCCCGGAATGTACGATTTACGACAGGTTCATCTAGGTATTCTATCTGCTTCAAACATTCAGAATCCAGAGCGGTATATGCCAGCCCCGATGCAACCGCAGCCAGCCGATCCTATTACAGATATTCAGGCTGCATCTCAGGGCAAACCTATTAAAGCATTTCCAGAACAGGATCATGCATCTCACATTGCAGTAAAGTCTGCTTTTATTCAAGACCCGACACTCGGTCAGAATCCGATGATGCAAACTGTTGTTCCTGTGCTACAGGCTAATATTCGTGAGCACATGGTTCTTCAGTATGCAGAACAGATGGGCGGTCTTGTTAACATGGGTGCGGAACAACTGCAGCAAACTAATACTGAGATTACTCCTGAGATTATGGGAGAGCTTACTACTGCAGCGGCTCAACAGGTTCTACAAGCTAATCAGGGCGGTGCTAATAGTGTTCAGACTCTTGAACAACAAAGTATGGAACTTGAGCGCATGTCTTTGGACATCAAGCGTGAAGGTATGCAGATTGAAGCTACGAAAGACGCAGCAGAACTTTCTCTTAAAAATCGTGAGCTTGCTATTAAGCAGCAGGAAGTTCAGTTACGTGCTGCTTCTAAAATCAGTGACAAGCAAGACAAAGAAACTGATCGCCGTATTCGTGCTCTCAAAGATGCCGGCAATATGCAGATAAAGAAAGAAGTTAGTATTCGAGATCAAGAAACGAAACTAGCTATTGAAGCTGTTCGCGCCATGCTTAAAGAACGCGAAATGTTTATGAAAGAGCGTGAAGCTAGAACTCAAAATCTAGCTCAAGGCGGCACAGTAGGTGACTACGCGCAGGGTGTTCGTGAAATTGACACTCTTCTAGGAAGACTAACTGTTGATACTTCTGAAGAAGCAATGGCTACTTATGAAGAAGGTATGGATGACAGTGCTCCTATTAATATTCCAAGAGCGGATCGTTATCCGGCGGGAGACAGAATTAGAGAGATTGCAGAGCAAACTGGAATACCTGTTACTTCGGTTTTACAAGAGGTACGCAATCAACAGGAAGATAAAGTTATAGGTGATCAAGCAAAAGAAGTACTATCAGAACTAGGTGCTTCTGAATTATTTCCTGTTATAATGCCTGAGTATTCTGAGAGTGATGAAGAAGATTTGCGTATTGCTATTCGCCCAAGTGAAGAGCTTGAAGATACAAAAGTGTCTTTAGGAAAAACAGAAATAATTTCATCAGAAGACGTGGAAAGAAAAATGGATAAAAGTTCTTTAGATCTTGTAAAAGAATTTGAGGGTTTTGAAGAAAAAGCTTATGATGATTCAGTTGGTGTACGTACTATAGGCTATGGTACTGCCGCTACATCTGGTCGTGCTATTCCAGATGAGATAACTGAAGAAGAAGCTTCTGCTCTTGCTCAAGAAGATTTAGATAATCTTGACAGGCAGCTTGATGATTTGATTCGGGTAGACATTACTCCCGGTCAAAGAGAAGCTCTTAAATCGTTAGCTTACAATGTAGGCATAGGTGCTGTTGCTCGTAGTGAAGGTTTGAAGAAACTTAATCAGGGCGACGTTGAAGGAGCGGCTGAAGAGTTCTTTGATGAAGACAAAGGATTTGTAAAAGCGGGTGGTGAAAAACTTGCTGGATTGGTTCGACGACGTGCAGCAGAACGTGACGTGTTCTTTAGTTAAGTAGAGTGAAATGGCTTTAAAAAAACATCAGAAATCTAATAAGATTCAGTTTAAGAAAATAAAAAAGAAACGAAATACTAATTATAAAAAAGCACCCAAGAGACTCAAGAGGCAATCTTTTTTTACTAATGGTGTGAAGAAACTTTAAACAATGTTTTCAGAGTTTGATGAAGTTAAAAAAATATTTGCTGAAGAACAAGAAAAAATAAAAGAACGACTAGCTTATGGTAATTGTGAAACCTTTGAAGAATATCGTTTTGTAACTGGAATACATGAGGGGTTGACACAAGCAGTTAAATTGTTAGATAATTACGTGTCTAATGTTCTAAATGAAATGAACGAAGACGACGACGACTTTTAAATCTAACGGAGTTACCTGTGACTTTTCAACCTCAAATGGGACGTTCCATTATGAATGACGATTGGATTACTAATTCAGAAATAGAAGACCCTGATGTTCTTCCTGAGATTCCCGGTTATCATATTCTAATTCGCCCTCTTGCTATTCGTAGCGAAACTAAAGGTGGTATTCTGCTACCTGATAAGTTTAAAGAAGACATGAAGTATCTCACTACTGTTGGCAAAGTAGTTAAAATAGGAGATACTGCTTATATGGATGTTGAGAAGTTTCCCAAGGGACCGTGGTGTTGTGAGGGTGACTTTGTGTGTTATACTAAACACAGTGGACAGAAGTTTGTATATAAGGGTATTCGTTATATTCTTATGTATGATGATCAGATTATGATGACTATCAATGATCCAAGTGACGTTGATCCCATGCATGATCTAACTGTTTAATACTAGCGTTAACGTAGATTTCGCTACTGCGGGAAATTAAAAATGTCTGAGAACGAAAACGATTGGAATGAACTTGACCTTAGTTCTTATGAGCAGGGTCAAGATCAAAGTAAAGTAGATTTTGAACTAGATGCGGATGTAAAGACAGAAGAGCCTGAACCTAAAATAGAGGCCACTGTTGAAACTGAAGTTGAGAAAAGAGAACCTGATCCTGTTATTTCTGAAGCGAAAGAAGCAGAAGACAGTGTTCCTGAACTAGAAGGCATTGAAACTGATGGAGCGCAGAAGCGTATTCGTCAGCTAGTTAGCCAGCGCAAAGAGCGTGATGAAGCTATCAATGCTATGAAAAAAGAATTAGCTGAACTAAAAGCTTTTCAACAGAAAGCACAAGAAGAGCAGTATTCTAGCCAAGAGCAGTTAGTAACAGCAACTGAACAGCAACTTCAGCAAAAGCTTGAAAATGCTCGTTCTACTTTTAAACAAGCTTATAATAATGGTGATCAGGACAATCTTCTTAAAGCACAAGAAGAAATGTCCGATGCTCAGACAGAAATTAAATTACTGAACCAGCGCAAACAGTGGATGGCTGCTCAAGAAGAAGAGCGTCGCCAGTCTGTAGAAAATCAACAGAACGATGCTGGTTATGAAAATTACGATCCTAAAGCAAGAGATTGGGCAGCGCGTAATCCTTGGTTTGGACAAGATCAGACGGCTACGGCAGTAGCTTTAGCTATTGATACTGAACTAAAACAAAATGGTTAT